CAGCCCTGTAAAATCCCGGTGATGTTTCTGCCCAAACCAGCGGCTTCGGCCCGCACAGGTCCAGCACGGCGGCGGCGATTTCATCGGATGCACGGCCTGCATTGCGGAGTTCGCGGATCACGGCGGTTAATTTGGCTTTGATTTCATCGCGGGTCAATTTCCTCATCCTTCCTTCTTTGCAGCAGCCAGTCGCCGCGCCCGTTTTCGTATTCTTCGGCGTCAAACGGCACTTCGCCCGTGCCGTCGCATTCGTCACAAATCCAGCGGGCGGCTCTATGAAATCCTGTGCATACGGGACACGGGATCATCTTTGGTTCGTCAGGCTCATCCGGGCCTTGCTGTCGCCATGTGTCGTAGTCGCGGGGGATGGTCATTTCCTTCTCCCTTTTATCCAGTCACAGTCAGCGCCGCCGAACTCACACTTGCAATCTTCGCAGCGTTGCGGCTTCCAATCTGGACTGGCAGACATACGGCCCATGCGGAAAGCATCTGCCAGCATAGATGGAGTATCCGTTTCCATCCCGTGCGCTTTTAATGCCGCGATCATAGACGGGTCATTAAATTGTGGTTTGGTGTGAAGGGTCATCACTTCACCTCCAATGCTGCGAGGGCGGCGCGGGCTTCACGGTGAACGCACGTTTCATCGCGCGCACTCATGCCCATGTTGTGACTGGTTAAGTCTGATATCCGCTCCAAAGCCTCCACCAGCGCCTGCACCTTCTCATTCGCCATGGCCTGCGCATCGGTGGCAGGGATATCGGCGCGGCTCTCAATCGGCATCTGCTCAATGGTTTTCACCAGTGTAACAAGAGCATACGCGCCAGACTGATCGCCCATCTGGCTCAGTTTTTGAGCTATGTCACATGCGGTCAAGATAATGACTGCTTTCACATCCTCCAGCGCAACTGTTTCTGGCATGTCACTCACGGCTGTCTCCTTTGTTGATGAGGGCGAGGATGGCATCACGAACAGACTGCGCATCAATATATGCTTGCCTTGCACAGAGTTTATCGTAGGCTTTTTTTGCAGCTTCCCGCAGCGCCTCTTCCCGCGCATTCCCCACAGCCTCCAGCGCGGCGGCATGTTGCAGGGTCATGGCTTCGAGGCGGGCTTCGAGGTCTTGGATGCGGTCGGAATCGTCCACACAAGAAAACCAAATGCCATTGGCAAAAAATGTCTTTTGCATCACTTCCCCTTTCTTAGGGGACAATTACGCCCCTGATTGCAGTCATGGTTGCAGGGCGGACAGGGCTTGCCGACGCGCCACTCGTACCAAGCCTCGAACGCATTGTAGATTATGCCGAGCAGTATCCCCAGTAGCACTGCCATAAGGAAGCTGCCAACAAGTAACAGGACGCCCACCGTACCGCGAACAACGAATGCCGCTAGGACCACCACCACTACTAGCGCTGTAGAGTACGCCACCGCTTTTTGTGAACTACTCATCGCCGTGCGCCTCCGCGTAAACGTCCCTAGCTATAGCGCCAAGGTACTCAGCCAACGTCATGCCGTGCGGCACTTGCTCGAACAGCCACTCACACTGCTCAATGTCTAGCTGCATCAGCGCGTCACTGACAAAGCCAAGCTTGATCTTGTAGCGCTGGTACATAATGTTTCCGCGCTGTTTGGCGTCTTCTACGCTACCGCGCCGCTCAATAGCCCTCTTGAGCTTGCCAGACTTCATCAGCGCTGACATGCGCGTGGCAACGTTAGTGCGGCTCATACGCAGCCGTTGTGCCACATCGACTGCCCGCAGCCCTTGATTTGCTAGGTGAATGATCTGCATATCGCGCTCAACATTCCCCTCAGGTAGGGTATTATATGCCATCGAACATGTTCCTTTCTGCGTAGCGCTTCGCCATAGCGCGCGCGCTTGTTACGTTAAGTGCTCTGTCAATCACCTTGCCTTTGTACCAAATCTTCACAAAACTTGCGTTGTTTGGTAGGCGGATCGACTGGTAATAGTAGCCATTACCAAGCGGCTTCTTCTCACACATTGGGTTGCGTATCTTTGCCATTACTTGCTCCACACGTCACGGTTATCTGTGGTGGCTATGTACTCTGTTGGCTTTGCCGGCAAGCCAGCCACTGCGTCACTATGGTCCATAACCATAACGGCGGTACGGGCATAGCCAGCAATGTCAATCCAGCTATCAAGGTGCTCAGGGCTATTGCACAGCCGCACCATCTTATCCGCAATCATTTCAAGCGCATGAAGGTAACGCTCATCGCCCTTGAACGCTGCCCGCAGTGCCCGCTTGATGTCGGAACTGTGGAGAAAGTGATCTGCCGGATGCCCGTAGTCGCGCTGGCGGTCTTTATTGATTAGACCGCTGACCTCTTTGTCGAACGTTGATACGTTACTCATTTTCCCCTCCGTTAGGGTATGTTATGACTTCGGCGCCAGCGGCCTGCATAGCCTCAATCGTCTTGTTAAGCGTTCGCCGCGCGTCGGTGTAATCCGACAACGCCTTGTCGTATTTGTTGCCGAAAAACATCCTTGTTACATAGCTATTCAGCTCAAGGTCATGTTCGATGCAGATGTGCTTCCACTCAGGCTCTACTCCTGCCTCACGCAGCGCGCAATGGTCAGGGAACCAGCTTTCTTCTGCTGGCCTAGTGCAGCCAGCTACGCAGCAGGTGCCTACTGGTGCGGGTGCGTCTGCCGGATCAATCATGGTTATCCCCCAAGTTAGGGGAGTTCATCACTAGGGCTTCGGCCAGCTTGAACGTCGAAACAGTCAAGTTGCTGTAGATCACTGCCAGCGCCCGTGCCTTATCGTCCAGTTCATCGGCCAGCGATGCCTGCTTGTACTGCCGCGCCTTCGCGCTGTAGTTCTTCACAGACCCTAGCAATGACTGCGCCTGCGTTGCCGCCCCCTTAGTAGGCTTCAACATAAGCTGCCGCTCAGCAAGCTCTTTAACATCTTCCACCATATCGAAGGTCGGAAGTCGCGGCGTATTGCGAGTTGCTGCCAGATCAAGCGCGTCCTGATCCTCAGCGTTGACAAGTGACAAAAGCTTCTCGAACTTAGTGATGTCAGAGAACGCTGTCAGCTTAGCCTTGTCGTCTTCATGCACCATACTGGACATCGGCGCAAAGCCAGACGACCGCCACGCTGCCCGGTGCTCTCGCATATAAGCCGCTGCATCGGCTTTGAATTGTGTTTGCGTCTTCATTATATTTTCCCCTTAGTCAGGGTAAGAACCTGCTCGACGCTCTGCGCCACATGGAACGCACCCCGCGTTGTGATGATAAGTGCGCCGCTCGGATTAGCGGCTTCGATACTGACCAAGTGTCTATGCGCTATGTGTATTTCCGCTGATCGACGCCCTTGCGTTTCGTGGTGGGTAAGCTTAATCATCCGTTCCTCGCTAGTTGATGGGCATGACGCCCGACTACATTAGACAGCCGCTCTAGGCTGCTGCTATCCTTGTACGCATCTGCTAAGATAGCGCCAAGTTCATCCGGCGTCACGCGCTCTTTGTGACACGCGGCCAACGCATCGGCCAGCATCGCTACTGCGGCATATCGCCGCTTAGCGTTCAAGCCTCTTGCTGAAATTCCTTTGGTAATCATTTCTGATCCGGCTCCTGATACTCTACTATTCCCCTCAGTAAGGGGATTAAAACGGTGGCTGCTCACCCTCATAGGTCGGGCGCCAGCCATGCGATACCGTATGTCGTGGCGGCGGCTCAATGTGCCACGGCCAAGGCTCAGGCTCATACATCTGCGGCGGCGCGGTTGCTGTCGCTCGCCTGACAACGCCCACCACGTTCAGGATGCTTTCGATATAGGCGATGTCGGCCCTGCTCAGGTCGCTCATCCGTTCGCCCACCATATCCAAAGCGGCATAGTTACCCACAGCACGAACGCCCAGCCAAAGAAGCGCTGGACTGGCACATACCACCCAGCCCGCACACTGGTAGCCATAGCCTGATACAGCACTATTGTTGGTATGAACCAGAGTAAGAACCCAGTCAGCATTATTTTTTCCCCTCCTTTAGGGTCAATTCCATACCGCGCAGAAACGCATCGCATTCGCGCAGCTTGCCACGGAACAAGTCGGCGCAGCCACCGGCGCTGCCAGTCACGCGGGCAACGCTCCATGTACCGTACCCGCTATTCTCGACGGTCAGCGCTCCTACAATCCAATCCCGCCTGCTACGCAACGGGGCACCATTGGCGCTGATGCCTGCCAGCCTGTTCACTGTTCCGGCAAGCTGGCGCACTTTATCATAGGTCAATCGTTCGGTCATATTCTACCCTCAGTTGGGGGAAGGTCCAGCCTTCCCCCTGTTATCTGTCAGCCGCGCGAATTGAACGGGCCAGCGTATTCGAGCACCTCGATATACGGGCTACCATAGCGCATCCGGCTGATCTCTATGAGATACGCGGCGTCACACGGTACAGACCAGTCAACGCCCTGATGCAGCGCCCTGATGTAAGTGCCCATCGACCGACAGTATAGGACACGCTCAGTCGATTCCCCCTCTGCCAGCCCATCCAGCGCCTCGCACACGTTATGCGCGTCATAGACCAGATCGCTGAAATAAGTATACTGCATATCGGCAGTCTTGCAGAACCTGCGGGCCAACTGATTGAAAACGGAAACCCATGTGCTATCAAGCTGCCCCTTGCCCGGAACCTCAGGCTTAGTCGGTGCTTTATCTGTCCATTGAATTGTCATCGGATTACCCTCTCATAGGGGAAGATGTGAAGTCCTCAGCCGCTGCATGTGCGACCATCGAATTACCAAAGTCAGCGCCGCTGTGCAGATCGCAAGCGATGCTATAGGCGGTGTCTACGCTGATGCCAAGCTTGAACAGCGTCCTAATCTGCCCGATCTGCAATGGGCAATGGGCCATGCCATAGTACGCGCACTTGCGCTCGACTGTGTTTCTGTAATCAGTGTAAGTCATTTTCTACCCTCAGTTGGGGGAAGGTCCAGCCTTCCCCCTGTTATCTGTTAGCGACAACCAATAGCAGCCCGCGACTGCCCGACACCGCGGCCAAGGGCCGCACCATTGCCAGCCTGTGCGCCAGCAGCGCTGCCATGCTCAGAGCCATACCCGCGCCCTGCCATTGCCCGCCCGCGCCCAAGGTGAATGCCGCGCCGTTCCATTTCGACTTTGACCAAATCATTCTTACGCACGACCAGATCGGTACCCGTACCGACCCCGCCCGACACTTCGGCCTTATACTTTGCGACCATATCATTGATACGCTGCGCAACGCGGGTACAGTATCCACGGACGAACCCGACACGCTCAGCTTTCAGTTCCTGACGGGTACAAGCTTCAAGCTGGTGATCGCGATAGTCGCGCCATTGGTCATCCATAAACGAACGCAGCGACCGCAAGAGCCACATTGCATATTCCACATCGGCGTCAATGCCAATGGCGGTGATCGGTGACTTTTCCCCCAACTTAGGGTTAATCCGGTTATTGATGAAAAACGTCACGCTTGTAAGCCGCCCAACCGCAGGGGCGCAATAGCGCACAACTGGGCAATGCTTATTCTGCCCCTCAGGCACGTTGATGTCATAGTCGCGGAACGTCAGTGAGTCAGCGTCATTCAGATCAGCCTCAGTAACGCCGAACTCGTCCATAAGTTTCTGTGCGCGGGCCATGCAAGCGGCGACTTCGGCTTCCGAACTCCCAGCGTCACGGGCCTTTTTCAGCAGGCTTTCCAGACGAGCCTTGATTTTTGAAATGTCAGCCATCAGATGTTCCCCTCAGTGCGGGTAGAAATTACGGGGCACCATACCCGCGCGCGCGGTCCGAACGTCATATCAGCTTCAAGCTGGTTCAGTTCTTCATTGTCCAGATCGCACACGTCAGCGACGGCGCGGATGCAATCGAACAACGATGCGCCTTGGTAGGCGCGCTGATAAGAAATAATGTCGTCAAGGCGGTTTTTCATTTGGCAGTCCCTTTTTTTCACTGTTTTTCACGGTCAACCACGACCGTCACAGATACCTTATAACATGTGATTGGCTTTGTCAACAA